CCACAACGTACTGCCAACCATCATGCGTGGTTCGACAGGCACGCCAGTAGACCCGTGGGGTATGGTCGTACCCGTACCAGAAGGTCTGCAAACACCCAAAGGAATTATCCGTTACCCAGACTTACGTACCGAGCGCAACGAAGACGACGGTCGCATGGAGTTTGTGTACGGACATGGTCGGAACAAGGCCAGAATATACGCAGGAAAGATCGACGAGAACATCGTACAGCACTTAGCTCGATGTGTAATCGCTGACAACGCGTTAACAGTTCAGGGACTTACAAAGTTAAACCCTGCGCTGATGGTACACGATGAGTTAGTTTATGTTGTACCAGAAGATGAGGCACAGCTGATGCTAGATATAGTACAGCAGGTCATGCGCACACCCCCAGTGTGGTGGCCAGAGCTAGTGACATGGAGCGAAGGAGACATTGCGGATACATATGGTGACGCAAAATAATACTTTTATAATCTGTAAAAATGTGTACAGATAAGGTCGTTTCATGTTATATACATGTAAGCAAGTACAAAGGAGATATACGGTATGACAGCCAATAGTATATATACGTGGGCTTATATCCACGAATCAACCAACAGTAAGGTCGCAAGAACTGCTACTGCCAACAAGAGTAAGAGTTGTCACGTACCAGTTGCAACGTTTTCACCCGAAGTAGCCAGTTGGGCAAACCCTCCACTCGCACCGCCCATTGATCCGTTGAAATATGGAACACCGAGTAAAACAATAGAGAGAGATATATTTAATGGAGGTAAACTTCAATGGGCATCAAGGTTGATAACTTTGAGGAGAGTCCTTTATCAGCGGTTACTGCAACCCTGTTAAGAAATCCTGATAAAGTAAAAGAATGGTTAACGATTGCGGATAAACACATGACAAGTTACGAAGATAACCCCGAGGTATTTTTATTACCAAAGGCACATGAGTTTTTGAAGCCACTCATAGAAACGTACAGCAACAACCTTGAGGGGTTTACGCAGTACCTACTAGAGTTGCGGGATAACTTCGATAGAAAAAGCCGACAGTTTGTGGATGTACAAGCAATCTATCGCCGTTTGAATGGACGATATGTTCAGCAGTCACGCAGAGAGCGTATGGCACGGGCGATCATCAAAGCGGAAGCGCTTTTTGGTGAGATACCTTACACCAAACGTATGCAGTGGATGGCTGAGCAAGAACACGTGTGGGCGAAACGGCGTCTAGCGTTCCTAGAAATACAACGCAAACGGTTAAAGCAAGAGCGTCTATCGACTGAGTTACGTACCGAAATGCTTCTGGAATTCTGGGATATAATAGACACTGAAATCTACAAAGGAGAATTGCCACCGTGGAATTAAAAAAAGCGTGGAGCTATTCGGCTCTTACCGCGTTTGAAACCTGCCCCCGTCGCTTTGAGTTAACTCGGGTGACGCGGCAGGTGAAAGAACCCCAGACGGAAGCAACGATCTGGGGCAACGAGGTTCACAAAGCACTTGAATTATTTGCAAAGGATGGAAAACCACTACCGAAGAACCTTAAAAAATATGAGAGGTACGTTAAGAAGATACTGTCTTACGAAGGTAAGCGTGTAATTGAAGAACGTATCGCTCTCGACCGCAGCTTCCGCCCTACGACGTGGATGGCTAAGGACGTATGGGTACGAGGCATCATCGACATCGGTGTTGTCGGCTCTGACAGAGCGTACCTACTAGATTGGAAGACAGGCAAACGTAAGCCTGACACAGACCAACTTAAACTGTTCGCAGCACTTGCTTTCGCAATCTACCCGTGGATAGATAGAGTTACGACTGGATTCATATGGCTAAAGACCAGTGAATTTGATAAGGAAGTGTTCACGCGTGACCAGTTACCAGAGATATGGAACGAGTTCATGCCGAGACTAAAACGATTAGCCATAGCCCACGAAGAAGATAAGTGGACGCCGAAACCATCAGGCTTGTGTAAGAACTGGTGTCCAGTAGGCCGCAAACTATGTGAGTTTTGCGGAGTTTAATAAGACATAGAGCGTCGGGGACTATAGGTACCGACAGATATTAGGGATTAAAGTGATACATGACGAGCCTAAAATGATAGCAACACTAACCATCGACCAACTGATGGAACTAAATAATAAACAACTTATTGAGTTAGCTGTAGAGCAAAACTTACTCACACCACTGGAGTTAGAGCTTCTACATAGGCTCGAGCAGTTCATTGCCATGCACGGCGACTACTTAGAGGAGCCAATGCACTGATGGGCATGACACCTGAAGGTAAAGTTAAGAAGAAATGCAAAGAGTATCTTAAAGAGATAGGTGCTTGGTACTACATGCCCGTTTCTAATGGCATGGGTCGCGTTGGCTGCCCCGACATACTCGTGTGCCACAAGGGTTTGTTCATGGCATTCGAGACCAAGGCACCCGGCAAAATAAAGAACGTTACTGCTAACCAACAACGTGAAATTGACGACATTCAATGTGCTTACGGGTTAGCACGTGTAGTCGATGACGTTGAACAAATGAAGGAGGCTATACATGACAAAATCGTCGAAGCAGGAATTGAAGACTAAGGCCGCTTACAACAAGAAGCCTAAAGTCCAAGCCAAGCGCGTGGCCAACAACAAAGCACGCCGCGAAGCCATCAAAGAAGGCCGTGTAAAGAAGGGTGACGGCAAACACATCGACCACAAGGTGCCATTAGACAAAGGCGGTAGCACTGCCAAGTCAAACACACGAGTGGTTAGTGCCGCAAAGAACAAAGGGTGGCGCAAGAAGAACCCTAAAATGTATTCCTAAGAGGTTAGAGATGGATAAGACTGAAGAACGCGTATGGGCATACCTGTTGAAGCATCGTGCTACAGCTGACGCCAGAGAAGTTTCGCTCAACTGCGACGTAACAGAAGCAGAAGCGCAACGCTTTATGAACATGATTAGTTCCCCCAACTGGCGGCAAGAAGTGGAGACACGAAGCCATCACATCGGCGAGTCCGACTATTCTCGCCACGCAATCCAACCATGGGACATCTGGTTAGAGTACGACCTCAACCCATGGGACGCTGACATTGTTAAGCGTGTCCTACGTAACAAGCCCGGCCAACGTCGTCTCGACTACGAGAAGATAAAGCACGTGTGCGACGAACGCATCCGCCAACTAGACGCCGGTTTATATAAGGACACAACAAATGTTAATTTGGAAAAAGAAGAAAGCCCTACTACTTAAAAGCCGCGAGCCAGAACGTATCACCAATGTGATACCAACGGCTAAGCAGTTCACAGTTAAGGGTGTGCCGTACGTTGCTGTGCCGCACAAGCTCACAGAGACTAAGGTCTTACGTAATCTAGGTTACGAACCCCCTGCACCGATACGTGAATATTACGATTGGCCGGGACGTTACAAGCCGTTCGATGCACAACGTGAAGCCGCCGCCTTCCTGTCTATGTATGACAGAGCGTTCAATCTATCTGAGCTTGGCACTGGTAAGTCGCTTGCGTCGTTGTGGGCGTACGACTACCTACGTAGCGTCGGCCATCTTCATAAAGTCTTAGTGGTTTCCCCATTGTCTACGCTAGAGCGCACATGGGCTGACGAGGTGTTCCAACACTTCCCCCACCTAGAGTACGCGGTACTACACGGATCGAAAGACAAGCGGATCAAGCTGCTAAACACCGACGTCGACGTGTATATCATTAACCATGACGGCTTGCAGATCATCGAGCCTCTATTGGCTGAGCGTCCAGACATCGACCTTATCATCATCGACGAGATAGCACAGGCCGCACGTAACGCAGGCACTGATCGGTGGAAAGCTATCAACAAGGTAGTCAACCGCCACAAGGTCGTCCGTGCTTGTTGGGGTATGACAGGCACACCGACGCCCAACGCACCGACAGACGCATGGGCGCAGACAAGACTTATATCACCGAGCAACGTGCCACCTTATTTCAACAGGTTCAAAGGTCAGGTGATGAGGCAGTTATCGCAGTTCTCGTGGATACCAAAACCCGATGCAACTGACATCGTACGTGAGGTTATGCAACCATCTGTGCGTTTTACTCGTGACGAGTGTGTTGACCTGCCTCCACTTATGTACGAGACTCGACAGGTAGGTTTAACTAAGGAACAGAACAAAGCCTACAAAGAGATGGTTGCTAGGATGCGCACCGAAGCAGAAGAAGGTGAGATCACAGCAGTCAATGAAGCGGTCAAGATGGGCAAGCTAGTACAGATTGCCTGTGGCGTCGTTTACTCCAATGACAAACAAGAGGTGACTATACCGTCTACACCTCGTGTCGAGGAGACCCGTGAGATTGTACGCCAAGCCGAGGGCAAGGTGATCGTGTTCGTGCCGTACGTAAGTTCGGTTCGCATGGTTGCTGAAGAACTCAGTAAGGACTTCGCCGTTGAGGTCATACACGGTGGCGTAAAGAAAGATGAGCGTGACCGTATCTTCGGCGCGTTCCAGAAGAGCAAAGACCCAAAGGTTATCGTGGCACAACCTGCCGCTATGTCCCACGGGCTAACGCTGACATCCGCATCTACCATCATTTGGTATTCATGTGTGACGTCGAACGAAGTCTTTGAGCAGGCAAACGGTCGGATCAATAGACCCGGCCAGAAGATGAATAACTTCATCATCATGCTTGAAGGCACACCAGTAGAGAAGCGCATCTACTCGCGTCTTCGCAATAAGCAGAAGATGCAAGGGGCGTTACTAGACGAAGTAAAGGCACATCGGGACACTGTCATGGCTTGACAGGTGAACGTATATGCACTAATCTGTTTACAAGTGAACACATACAGAGGTATAAATACAATGAATTTGCTTAGACCTGAAGAGGTATCTGAAAAACTGGGCATCACTAAAGCGGCGTTGCCAGCACTTCGCCGCCGAGAAACGAGCTTCCCCCAACCGATCAAAGTCTCGCAGAAAGTCTTGCGGTGGGATGAAGCTGATATTGACAGCTGGCTTAATTCTAAAAAGGAGAAAACAAATGGCGAAAATATGCGAGTTGGATGACGTTTCATGTTTGAAACTATTCATAGCGCTACGTGACCGTCGTGCGGAGCGTAAAGCTGCGTACACAGAAGACGACGCGGGAGACAAAGGTAAGCAGGACAAGATCGAGGTCGAGTTCCTGCGGCGGTTCCAAGAACGAGGGATAGACAATGTGTCTTCTCGTGGTGTTGGTACTGCCTATAAGACAACACGTTCCTCAGCCACTGTGGCGGATTGGGACTCGTTGCTAAACCACGTTCGTGAAAATGAAGCATGGGAGATGCTAGAACGACGTGTAAACAAGACCGCTGTTGAGCAATTTAAAACAGTAGAAGGCGATCTACCACCGGGCATTAACTGGTCGGAGACTCAGGTCGTCAATTTCCGCCGCAAATAAAGAGAGGTAAATCTTATGGCTAATGATATGGTCGCTATTACAGCGTCAAAACTACCTGCGCACTTGCAGGGCAAAGTAAAAACTAACAACGTGTTCGCCTCTGCGGTTTCCGCCGGTGGCTTTCCTGTTGTATCCATCAAGGGTAAGGTGTTCCACATCACACGTGGTGACGAGAAGACCCTTGTAACCAAGGGCGAAGACGGTGATCCGGCGTCGTTCATTGAGACAGTCATCGTTGCTGTGAACCCTAACAAGTCCAAGGTGTTCTACGATAGCGGCTACGAAGAAGGCATGTCGGCCAAGCCTACGTGTTACTCCAATGATGGTACGGCACCT